TGCTTCAACCATTCCTGGCCTCGGCTCGCTACGACATCTATTCTTATATAGACAGATGTAACACTCATCTTCATGCCCCGGGTTATCAGTCTTTACCCCCCTTATACATAAGACCTTTGGAACAATAAATCTGCTCATTTGTTGCTCCTTTAGCTTACCGCGAAGAAAGTGCCTACCGGGAAGATTGCAAAATTAAAGGCCGACATTGCCGGTACTAATGGTGCGCAATTACACCGCTCGCACTCAGGACAGATCGAGCTTTTGCACAGCCTGCAGGTCTTGGCTTTGTCAGCACTAAAGGTATGCCCGCAGTTACTACACTTCTGGATAACGACCTCAAGAATTGCTGCCATCATTCAAACAGCCCGGGATCAATCACTATTGGTGGGACAGAGGGCTCAACCGCACTCCTGTGGCAATTCGGGCAGATGTATCGCTGCTCAAAATCACTCCACTCGGATTCGTCTAAGTAAAATCTATTCTTACAATGGGGGCATTCCCCTACCCACCGGTTAGGGTCAATTACACTTGGTTCCGGTTTCATTACCGGGGCATCTTCTGTTTTCTCTTCCGTCCCAGTAACCACCTCCGAACCGTCACTATGCTTGAATCCTTTTGGTAGATGGCTCTGGCAGATTACCCGGTCATAGACAAAGTTAATCGTATCCCCTCTCACTACTTCCTTCTGGAAGAAACGCACCGTGGCCCGGCAGAAAGTACATACATCCTTTCCGCAGATATCGCACTTCAATACCGGGGCATTGTCCTTGCAGATATCACAAGTTGTTATGGTCATCTGGCCCCCTGCTGGGTCCGGTACTGTAAACCTCATCTCGCTGCTCCTTATTATTATTTGTGGGGTAGGTGTCTATTCCACTCTCGTACATCGGTTTGTGGGCTTCTCCGTTGCCCGTTTTCACCCCACATTGTTTGTTGCCAGCTAGTAGTGTTTCCAACCCCTGCTTTACTCACCTTCCCGGTTAGCCTCTAGCGTACTAGATACTTTACTAGGCATCCCACGGCTTTCAACCAGGCAGTAACTACAACTGCGGTGTTCCCTTTCGGGCAGCTGGCTTGTGCTGGCTAGGGATTTGCACCCCAGATGTATCCCCTTATCGGCTGTTTCAAGAGCATACAGGGAATACTCAACGTACTACTAGCGTCTACCTATTCCGCCACCAACACACTATTTAGTTGTTAAAGTAACCTGCAGGGGCTGATCTCGATCTATTTAATCGTGGTTAAAACGACACCCCCGCAGGACATCAAAAACCCACTATACCACAATCTATCCAGTAATGGCAAGCCTTTCGTAGAGTTTCTTTAATCCCCTAAGCAGTGTCGCGTTGGGGTCAGATTCCTCAGCCTTCGCCACTTCCTCCCCGGCTGTCTTGATATCCTCTAATACCTGGGCTGGGTCGTTGATCCCCATAGTCATTAAGGCTACCTGCTTAACATCATCTGCTAGTCCTAGCTCTGGCATAACCTGAAGTATCTGTGCCATCGCCCGTGCGGCCTGTGCTACGTCATTAGGGGCTATAACAGGGAAGTCCATATCGACATACCACTTGTCAGGTTTGATCCCTGCTCCTTCCAATACAACCTCGTTAATATCCTGGTAAGTATCAGCCCATACCTGCTGGTTAGACTGGAACATTTTCATCATAGGGAGTTCAACTGTCTTAGCTGTGGCTAGATTACCAATAGAGATATCACCGAAGTATTGCTCAGGGATACCCACGGCTGCACATATCTGTAGTTTGATCTGCCGGCCATCTTGATATGCCCCCGCAGCCCCGGACTCTGTTTTGATGGGGGTGGTTTCAGAGCCTAAGTTCTCGATTAACGTACTAGCGGCATCCGGAGTCTTGCCGTCTAGCTTCCCCTTAATAGAAGCAACTGCCGCTGACCCGCCTTTGACTTTATTCTTCCAGGCAAACCGTGCTAACGCTAACATGATGGCGATCCGGGATGATAGGAACTTCCGGTAATACTTTATCCAATCAAGCGCGGGTAGTAGTAGAGGATTCCCCCTCTGACTGATAGTGTTAAAGGAAAGATGATAAACCAGGGCCTCGTCTGTGTGAGCAACATCAGCTCCCGTGCTATCCTTGGCTGGTTCCCCCTTCGGGTTAATCGTGCTTCGGTATATTGATACATGCCCTTTCCCCTGGGCGTCTGTCCACGCCCTCTTGTAGTATAGCGCCTCCTCTTTGTCATCCGGGTTGGTGATTATCTCCGTTATCTCCAGGGGGTCGATTATCCTTATCTTGGTTTCACCAACAGCCCCTAAGAAGATGGCGAAGAATACCTCACCGTCCACCAGTGCCTTGTCGCTAGTCTTACGCTGGCCCCGAGCGGATAAGACAGACTGATTGGTCTTTGAATTCCAGAACGCCTCTAATACTGTTTTAGTTGCTTCGTTCTTCTCGTCTACGCTCCAAGTCATGCCGGTGCCGAACGTATAATCAGTCCATAATCTAATAGCCTGTTTGGCTAGTGGGTCCTTTGCGTAATACAGCCGGGACCACTTGACATTGTTAATGCGAGTAGAGGCATCAATGACATCCCCGGTAGCAGCACTAAAGCTAAACCAGCCTGCGTCTTCCAGTTTTAGATCGGCCTCAACACTAGTGGTGGCTTCACGTAAAATAGTTTCTAGATCTCCTCCCAACACTATAGCCTTTGGTTCTTTCTTATTCATAGGTCTAAATTAACTCCCTCGTAGCTAATCGCGTCATACACTTGGATTTCCTCGTAGTCAGGCTCAGTCCGCATAAAGTTTAATGCCTGGGTAACACTGTCAACCTGATCATCATGGGCAGCGTTAGGAAAAGCTGCGGTTTCATCTATAAAATCTATCAACCAAGGGGCTGATTCGGGTAGGAATACCTTGCCCGCTTCTATCGATGGGGTGCAGGCATTGGCCCGGGCTACCTTGTTGGCATCAACCTTTATCGGTAATAACGGGATTCTGGTGTCACGCTGTAGCTCTTGGATCAAAGACTGCCCTGATGCTTTATCCTCAATAATGACTAGATTGGGCTTATCCCTCTCGTATAGCGCCTTGGCTGCTATCTTCAGCTCAGGGAATTGTACCTTATCTCGCCATAGGCTCAACAGGTAGTAGCCATTACTGGCTTCTCCCCATGTAGTACAAACGGAGTAATCGTTTTGTGTCTTGTCTTTGAAGGCAGTATCCCAGCTTTGGATTATCCTCTCGAACTTGGGGGGTTCCCTGAAGTACTTCCACCACTCTCGCCTGAATAACTCACCCTCTGCTATAGTCGGGTTGCCTTGATAAAGGCTCTCGAATACCCTGCCACCTACATCACGCTTGATGCTCATTAGTTCTTCTATGGGGTATTGATCAGCCCATAACGCCTTCCCCTCATCTATCGCGGGGAAGTGCAGTATCTTCCATTTCTCACTAGCCGGGTCCTCTTTGATCTGCTTCAGTATCCGGCCCACTAAGTCATCTTCATGCCACCGGGTCATAACAATGATGATAGCAGCGCCCGGCGCTGCTCTAGTCCGAAAGGTCGTCTTCCACCACTCCCACACCTTCTCCCTCATTGTGATGCTTTCGGCTTCCTCAGCATCCTTGACGGGATCGTCTATAATCCCTACATTGAAGCCCCTGCCAGTTACACCACCGCCAATACCAACAGCATAATAAGAGCCACCCTGCTTAGTCCCCCACTCATGGGCAGCTTGCCTTATCGGTATAATTGTTTCCTGTGCTGCCCTCTCTGGTCTATAATGAATGTCAGGAAAGAGCGTAGTCATTTCAGGGGAGATAAATACGTCCCTTGCTTTGCGGGAGTGGGTTAAAGCTATCGACTCGGCATAGCCTGATTGTACTATATAATCCCTGGGATGCTTGGCTAAGTACCAACAAGGGAAACGAAGCGTCACCAGCTCGCTCTTACCGTGTCTGGGGGGCATTACTACCATTAGCCGCTTGAGTTCACCGCGCTCAACTGCTTCAAGTGCTTCTGATAGGGCTACAAGATGAGGGGGTGTCTTGTAAGCCGGGAAGGTGTAACGGCAAAAGGGTAATAGCCTATCCCTGGCCTGCCTCCTCCGGTAATACTCCTCCGCCACGTCTTCCGTTGATAATGCTGAGTAATTCCGCATCGGTTAAAT